GGAACTGTTTGCTAGGCCGACATTTGGAATCGTCGTGCTGGCGGTCATCACGCCCGTGCCGTTGCCGTACACATAGCCAGTCAACGTGGCAGCGCCTGTGCCGCCGTTTGATGCGTTCAAGATGCCGCCAAGAGTCACCGCGCCTGTTGTGGCCGTATTTGGGGTAAATCCCGTGGAGCCTGCGGTAAAGGAGGAGACAAACGACGAGTTGCTTGATGCGGCGGTAATCTGCCCCTGCGCATTTACCGTGATGTTTGCGGCGGTGTAACTACCAGCCGTTACAGTGGTATTAGCAATTGAAATAGTGCCCGTCGAGGTGATTGGGCCACCAGTCAGGCCAGTCCCTGTAATGATGGATGTCACGCCCGAGCCAGAAGCAAGAGTTGTCCATGCGCCGTTGATGTAGCCCTCAAACAGTGCAATGGTGCTGTTGTAGCGCAGCATCCCGTTGACAGCAGCAGCCGGGCGGTCTCCAGTGGTTCCAATTGGGAGGGTTGCGCTGGCAACGCCGGGGAGTACGGGGTTGTCCGCCAAGCCTATGGTCGGAGACCCGCCTACCGCGTTGCCGAAGGTCACCGTAATCTGGCTTGCCGTGCCTTGCAGGGTCACCGCGCCCACCCCACCAGCCGTGGTGATGGTCAGAAGGCCGTTGGCGCTGAGGTTTGCAAGGTTGAGGGGCGCTCCGTCCAGCGTGATTGTTGGGTCACCAGACACTCCGTTGCCGTTGGTGATGGACAGGCCAGCGTTAGAAACAGCGATAGAACGGGGCGTAATGGCCGTTGCAGACGTTTTTACTTGGAATCCAGTACCAGAGTTCACCAAAGACAATAAAGCGCCTGTGGTGCTGATATTGAAGAGTCCTTGCGCACCACCGTCCGTAATGACCAAGCCGTTGGTCACACCAACGTAGCGGCTGTTTGCCAATTGCGGGGTCTGGGTGACCGTCAGGTAGGTGTAGGTCTGGACAGGTGATCCAGCAAGCGCCGCAGTCGTAGTTTGGACTGTCACTCCATTTTGAACAATGGGAACCGCCTCAGTGCCTGTAATAGCGCCAGCAGCTGGAAGTTGGAGTATGGTGACTTGTGCGGACATTTAGGTACTCGTATTGTCTGGAGGACTTGGCGCAATGGTGTCCTTGTTCCCCGTGTTTGTAGGAGTCTGAGTGTTTTGTTCGGTCGAAATCTGGAACTGGCTTGTTCCGCCAGTCATCAGGTAATTGTCGTTCGCAGCAACGCTCACGTCAGGACGTGCAAACCGAAGGTTAATTCTTTCAGTTTTGCGTGCAGCCAGCCGATAGGGGTCAAGGGTATCCCAGCACCCTTGGCCGCAGACACGGAGTCCCGGTGAATTTCCATCTGGTCTCAAGTCCACATAGGCGCGTTTCATCTTGCATCTGTCGCATACCGCGATTGCAAGTGACGTCAGCCCTTCTGTGTCCAAGAAGATTGGCATCAGTTACCTCGTGTAGACGCTGATGTTGGGGGCAAAATAGATCGGCGACTTGTCGCGCTCTTCCTGTTCGGCTTCGTAGAGGTACTTCTCGGCCATCTTCTCCAGATAGCCAACCCTATCCATTGCGACCTGCGGAAGCTCAAGGCTCATGCGGTGAGCCAGCATGAACACAACCGCCTCGTACCAGCGTTGGGGAATCTGCAAGGTGTCAGTCAATGTGCCCACGTCCATGATCTGACTGGAGTACCAGACAGTCATCTGCACAAAGGCGTTGCTTGGCGTCGGCCACAGGTAAATCGTGGGGTTGGGAATGGTGCGGTCAAACCAAAACTGGTAAGGCTGGTTGGCCGTGAAGTTCTTGTTGGGCAGGTTGGTGTAGTCGTCGCGGTTCAGGCGGGACATCATCACCTCGGTCGAGTTGTTCCCGATGTACCACTCGCGCAGGGCCAAAGTCGTCCCACCAGAGGCTTGGATGCGGTAGAAACCGACGTTTTGACCGGGATCGATGTCCGTCCACACCCAAGTGTTGTCCGTCACCGCAATCGCCCCAAGGTTCTCCAAGGTGGAGTATGTAGTCCCATCTGTCGAATATTGGAGCGCAATCGTCCATGTTGCCGAGCCACCGCCAGCAATGTAGGGCAGGAATCCTATCGACCCAGCGTAGATGGTGTTGGTCGTCCCGTAGGTGACCGTGAAGTTCCCATTGGCCGAGGTTTGCTGGCAATAGGTGTCAATGTCGCCGTCGTAGAGGTTTGATACCGTTCCGCCAGCCGAGGAGGAGTAGGAGCCATCTGGGCGGGTCATGGTGCGGTACAGCACATTGAGCGTGTCTACAGCCCCGTCAGGCAGCGTATAGCGGTACTTGTCAGGGGTGAGGCCAATGACCTCCTTCTGGATCGCCCAATACTGGATGCCGCGATTGATGAGGTTGGACAGAAGGAACCCAAGCGACTGCCGAGCGGACAGAACCTGCTCGGAGGTCAACTCTTCGGCCAGCTTGCCGCAGCGCCGAGCGCCGTGGTCAATCAGCGTTTGTACGTTGACGGTTTGTCCATAGGTGTCAGAGTACGCCATGTCTTACCAAGCGGGAGAAGATTTGTTCTTTGACGCGGTGTTCACCTTGCAGTCGCCAAGGTCTATTTTTCCACCCTTGGCTTTTGTCAAGCCCGATTTTTTTTGCTTCTCTCTCATACTGGCTCTTGCCTCATTGGCAAAATCTTCAAGCTCCAATTCTTTGGGGCTTCGATTTGCCAACTGCTTTTCTTTGATGGCGTTCAATTCGTCACCAGACACAGAGACGCCGTTAGATATCCACCGCGAGTTTGATGGAACCTTGGTGTTCATAAACTTGTCGTACTGGCCCATTTCGCTTACTGGCTGCGCCGCCTTACGAACAGGCGCTGCTGGGGCAACATCGCCTTGCTCTGATGCTCTGGCTGCGTCGAATTTTGTTTTTAGGCGGTTGTAAGAGTCAGCATCTTGCAACTCGGTTCTTTTATTGGTTGTGTTGTTGGTGTAGAAATACTGAGTCTGCCCAGTGGATGGATCGACTTCTTCATTAAAACTGTAGTCAGGTGCGTCAGCCATAATTTTCTCCTTACCAACCGGGACAATTCCATCGTTGCATTGAAGCCCTTGAGCGGCTTCCCTTCTCGCTTTTCTCGGCCACTGGCCCCATTCTGGCGCAGAAAGAATCGCGCCGTGAACCACCTTCTGGCTGTGGAGCCTTCAGGTGTGAACCAGTCTCACGATTGTACTTCTCGCGGCCTTTTTGGGTAAGCCCCGCGCCACGATCTGCGGGCAGTTTTTCGCCACGACCGATAGCCAAGCTCGGGCCACCGTTCTTCAGTTTGGCGGTTTTTGCGGACTCTTTGAAGGCATCAGCCGTTGGCGCACCTTTGCTGCCCACTCGGCGCATTTTTTCGCCAGAGCCTTCAGCGATTCGCTCACGTTTTGCATGAATGTTTTCATAAAGTCCTCCACCTTTAAATTTCTTTCCCTCGTCAGCCTTGGCAAACTCTTTGCCCACTTTTTGAGGAATGTCTACCTTCTTGGCGAACGCAGGGTTATGTGCGACCGCCTCCATCAGCCGATGCTGGGAAGGTGATTTGCTCGGCATGGTCAGCCCAAAGGATTGACGTAATGCTTTTGCATCTCTAGCACCACGGTGTAGGTATCGCCTGCGCTACCGTCGAGCGTAGTGAAAGAAATGCTACCCGTCTTGCCCGCGCCAGCGTTGTTGGTGAGGCCGCCAATTTTGGAATAGTCCTGCGTGTACGCATTGTTTTGCGGGATGGTCTCAATCACCACTGGGGCAGTTGCCACCCAGTTCATCTGCACCTCCAACCCGTGGGTCAGCGCCGTCACTTTCAGGATAGACACCGCATCACAAGCTCCGCCAGCGGCAGAAGCCGTCAGAGTTGAAGGGTTTACCTTCACCACGGCTGACTCGTTTTCAGTCGTGCTCATGGTTGCGTAAAACTTCATGATGGCAATGCGTTCACCATCAAAAAGCGTTTGTGAGGTAGCCGTTATAGCCATAAAAATCTCCAAGAAAAGCGGGGGCCGAAGCCCCCACTCGTTTTCAACAAGCGCGTCCGCCGCGTTTCTTACCGGGCGACACCGTCACAGACTCCTTGGTCTTGGTCACGCTGTCAGCGCCTTTTGGCATGAAGTAGTCCTTCGCCTTGCCATAAAGCTCTTTCACCATGCCCAACGGGTTCAGCGCATCTTCCAGTTCGCGACTGGCTTTATCGCTGACCGCCTTGGGGTCTTTGACCATGTACTTCTCGCGGTCAGAAGTCGATCCACCACCAGCCATCCGCTTTGGTGATCCGTACTTCATGTTGCTGTCAGTTTTGGATTGACGCATTGCAGTCGCGTTCTCTGCGGCGTTGTTTTTCAACAAGCGTGACTCCGCAGGGGTTGCACGGCCACCCGCCTTGTAAGTGCCAGCCAGTTGGTTGATTCTTACGGGAGAGGGGACGGGCTTGCGACCTTCGGGCATCGCGACGGGACGACCTGAATTAACAGTTCCCCCCGCCGCGTAGGCTTTTTTTGAGGATTTGCCTCCAGCCTTGAAGCCACCAGCATTGCCGTAGCGCACAC